TATGTATCAGGCGCATTCACCAATGCCACCAGCGTGACTATTCAAGCTGGTGCATCGGGTGCGTACTACTCGATTGGTGTAGCACCTGACATCAGCAACAATGGCAACTGGCAACCTCAGGGTGCGCCAGCCAACATTGCAGATGGCGGTTCAATGATTGCCACAGCAGCCAATGTGCTGACTGGCATCATTACGGCAACCCCAACCGCATCACGCGATATTCAACTGCCAACAGGTGCAAACCTTGACTTGGCAACTGAGTGGGCGATTGGTGATTCGTTTGACTTCAGTGTTATCACTTTGGCCGCATATGCTTTGACCATCACGGTCAACACAGGCATTACAACCATCGTGGGTTCTGCTGCAACTGGTGCTACCACAGGCTCTGTTGCTCGGTTCCGTCTGCGTAAGACTGCCGCTGATACATTCACTGCGTATCGCGTCGGTTGATAAACCCTAACAGGCCAGCAGAGATGTTGGCCTGTTTTACATGGAGATCGAAATGCCAATGAAACAAGGTTATTCCAAAAAGACCATCGGCAAGAATATTGCTATGGAGATGAAGTCAGGTAAGCCCCAAAAGCAAGCCGTTGCAATGGCACTTGGCATGGCAAGCAAGTCGGCAAAAGCCGCAGGCAAGCCTAGCAAAGCACCAATGAAAAAGAAATGATCAAGTCAGCCGCAATCGTCAAGACCAAGACTCTTTCCCCGTGGAAGGAGTTGCGGTTGCAAAAGCGCAAGCTGAAAAAGTCTCAGGCCGCAGAACGCAAAGCAACAAAACAGGTTTGCCCGTCGCCCATTGGCAAGCGGATGCCTGAAGTTATTGAAACGCCTGAAGTTGTTGAAATCCCTGTTGAGGAAACTTCTGCTGAGGACACCGCACCAACCCGTGAGGAAATGTTGCAACAGGCAGAGTTGATGGGCTTGAAGGTTGACAAACGTTGGTCAGATGCGACACTTCTGAAACACATTGAGGAATCAGCATGGGCTACACAAAACGACAGTTTGTAAGTGCCGCCTTTGAGGAAATCGGGCTTGCGTCTTACGTCTTTGACTTGCAACCAGAGCAGTTGGAATCTGCCCTGCGCCGCCTTGATGCAATGATGGCAGACTGGAACGCCAAGGGTATTCGATTGGGTTACCCTTTGCCATCCAGCCCACAGGACAGCGATTTGGACGAGGAAACCCTTGTCCCTGACTCGGCTTATGAAGCCATTATTTGCAGTCTCGGCATCAGGCTGGCGCCAAGTTATGGCAAGACCGTAATGATTGAGACCAAGACAACAGCAAAGCAGGGTTACGACATCCTGTTGCAAAGAGCCACATTTCCGCTTGAACAGCAACTGCCTGCAACGATGCCTGCTGGTGCTGGTAACAAGCCTTGGAGGGTCTACGATAATCCGTTTATCAGACCACCAGCCAATCCAGTTACTGCTGGCCCTGATGGGCCTCTCGAATACTATTAAGGACAGTCATGCCACAAATCAATCAGTTACCCGTACTCAGCACTGTTTCAAGCGGAGACCAGTTACCCGTTTACTCGCCCAACAATGGAGATGCAAGACGTTTGTCTATTGGCAATCTGTTGACGTTTTTCCAACAGAGTTTTGCATCGCCCACGCTGTCGGTGAATCTGTATGTGCCTGGCTCAGGTTTCAACATCACTGTGCCAACGCCAGTTAGCCAAGACCAATGGATGCTTTTGCAACCCGCTGGAACACTGGCAACTGGCACGATTACGCTGCCATTGAACACTGGTGTGCCTGATGGAACTACGGTGCTGATTACTTCAACCCAAGAGATTACATCGCTGACGATTGCTTTGAATGGCGCTACTGCACTTTATGGCGGCGTGTCATTCTTGGGTGCAGGGACTGCCACAGCCATTCGGTTCTATCAGCCCACAAACTCTTGGTATCAGATCACGGCTGATGCGATTTATGCGGCTGGCATTCAGGCTTTCTTGGCAACGCCATCAAGCGCAAATCTACGGGCGGCAATGACCGATGAGACAGGGACTGGTTTGTTGGTATTTAACACCAGCCCAACTTTTGTGGCCCCGATTCTTGGCACACCAACATCTGGAGCATTAACCAATTGCACTGGATTACCGCTAACGACTGGCGTGACTGGCGCTTTAGCTGTTGCAAATGGTGGCACTGGTGCATCAGGAACAGTTCAGGCATTGAGTGGCGCAGGCGCAGTAAATATCACAAGTCTTGCCACGGTTTTTACTTCAACTGCTACTGGCAATGCACTGACACTTGCAGATGGCGCACAAGGCCAACTCAAGACAATTATTTATGTTGCAGAGGCCGCTGGTGGTGATACTGGTGTTTTGACCCCGACCAACCTTGGAAGCGGAACCACAATCACTTTTAATGCGGTTGGCGATTCGGTAACCCTCCAATTCGCTGGCACTGACTGGTGGGTTGTTGGATTCCGTGGTGCGGTAGTCGCTTAATGGCAACCAAGCCCAAGTCCTCTGTTAATGCGGCTGGCAACTATACGAAGCCAACCATGCGTAAGCGCCTCTTTGAGGAAATCAAAGGTTCGGCTGTGCAAGGGACTGCGGCTGGTGAATGGTCAGCTCGCAAAGCCCAACTGTTGGCAAAGAAGTACAAAGAAAAAGGTGGCGGTTATAAATGAAAGCCACACAAAAAAGCCTCAAAGACTGGGGGGCGCAGAAGTGGCGCACCAAGTCGGGTAAGCCATCGTCTGAGACTGGTGAGAGGTATTTGCCTGAGAAGGCCATCAAGTCACTGACAGCGGCTGAGTATGCGGCAACCACAAGGGCAAAGCGTGAGGCTACCAAGGCAGGCAAGCAGTTTGCCAAGCAGCCTAAAAAGATTGCCGAAAAGATTAAGGGGTTTAGATGAAAACGCCAGCTTATGCACGCAAGGAAGGCCAGAACCCTAAAGGCGGCTTGAACGCCAAGGGCAGGGCTGCGGCAAAGGCTGAAGGCATGAACCTCAAGCCACCAGTCAAGTCAGGCGACAACCCCCGCAGAGCATCGTTCTTGGCTCGCATGGGTGGCAATGCTGGCCCTGAATACAAAGACGGTGAGCCTACCCGATTGCTGTTGAGTTTGAGGGCTTGGGGCGCATCATCAAAGGCAGATGCCAAAGCTAAGGCAAAGCGCATCTCTGAACGCAACAAGGCTAAGTGATGCAAATACCTATTCTTAACGGCATCTACACCGACAGCACTCCTGAACTGCGTACCAGTTACCCAGTCAACCTTGTGCCTGTGCCAAAGCAATCAGGCATCAGCAATGGGTTTCTGAGGCCAGGCGATGGCATTGTGTCCAACGGCACAGGGCCAGGCATTGACCGTGGCGGCATCAACTGGCGGGGCGAGTTATATCGGGTCATGGGTACGAAGCTGGTGGAAATCAATAGCGCAGGAACAGTGACTGTACTGGGCGATGTGGGTGGCCCAACCAATCAACTGGTAACCTTTGATTACAGCTTTGACGAGCTGGCGATTGCATCTGGTGGGCGGTTGTATTACTGGGATGGCTCGACCCTGACCCAAGTGACCGATCCTGACTTGGGTGTGGTGCTGGATGTGGTGTGGGTGGATGGTTACTTCATGACTACGGATGGCGAGTTCTTGGTGGTTACTGAACTGTCAGACCCGACCCAAGTTAACCCGCTGAAATACGGAAGTTCAGAGGTTGACCCTGACCCAGTGGTGGCTTTGCTTAAGCTACGAAACGAAATCTATGCACTGAACCGCAACACGATTGAGGTATTTGACAACGTGGGTGGGGATTTGTTTCCATTCGCACGGATTGATGGAGCACAGATACAAAAGGGCGTGATTGGCACTCAAGGGTGCTGTGTGTTTATTGACCGCATTGCTTTTTTGGGCAGTGCAAGGAATGAAGCACCAGGCATTTATGTAGGCGCAGCCGCCGTAACTGAGAAAATTAGCACACAGGAAATTGACAATCTCCTGTTGGAGTACACAGAGGCGCAATTGGCTTTAGTTAAGCTGGAGGCGAGGAACGACAAGAACCATGAGCATTTGTATGTTCACCTGCCTGACCGCACAATAGTCTTTGATGCCTCTGCATCCAAAGCCTTAGAAACGGCGGTTTGGTTTACCCTGACTACAACTTTGGCTGGATTTGCACAATACCGAGCAAGAAACATGGTTTGGGTTTACGACAAGTGGATGGTGGGTGATCCGCAAAGCGCCAGCATCGGTTACTTGGTGCAGGACACAGGCCATCACTGGGGTCAACAAGTGCGCTGGGAGTTTGGCACGTTGATTGTTTACAACGAGAGCAACGGGGCAATCTTTAACGAGATGGAACTGGTCAGCTTGACTGGAAGCATTGCGCTGGGCGATAACCCGCAAATCAGCACAAGTTACTCACTGGACGGTCAGACTTATTCACAGGAAAAGTTTATCTATATCGGCACAATTGGCAATCGAAAAAGACGTTTGGCTTGGTTTCAGCAGGGCAGTATGAGGAACTGGCGCATCCAGCGTTTCCGTGGGGATAGTGATGCCCATGTGTCTTATGTGCGCTTAGAGGCGCAGATTGAAGCATTGGCGTACTGATGGCAACCGCACCAGTCTCCCGCAAGCTGAATCTGACCCGTGACCAGCTCGCCACATTCCTGACTGATCAACAGCAAATCAGGCAGTTTGAATTATTGTTTTCGACTGTTGATGCGATTGCGCCCGATGTGGTGCTTGAAATAAACGTTGCCGCTGGGACGGCCCAATCAACAGCAAATGATGCGTTGGCGCAGATCATTGCCTTGGCGCAAGAGACTGAAGTTAATGATGCAGCATTAGGCGCAAAGGCGCAGGATGCACTGGACAGGATTGCATTGCTGGCGCAAGAAACTGCGGTAACTGTGGCATTGGCTGAAAGCAAAGCTAATCAGGCTTTGGCATTGGTGGACAAGCTGAATAAAGCGGTTGAAGGTTTGCAGATGACCCCACCGCCACGGGAGTTCAAACGGGCAAGATATGGGTCGTTTTACGACACCACCACCCAGACAGCGACAGTTATCAACACAGCCAAAGCCATCACGTTTAACAGCACTGACTTGAGCAATGGAGTATTTATTGGTAGTCCAACATCAAGAATCATTGTGGACAGCGAGGGTATTTACAACTTTGATACCTCGTTTCAGTTGGATAAAACCAGTGGCGGTGTAGCAGAGTTTTATTTTTGGTTTAGGCTTAACGGAACAGATGTGCCAGACAGTGCAAGCCAGATTAGGGTTCAAGGTAATAACGGTGAAATTTTCTCATCTCTAAATTACTTTTTTGACCTCAAGGCCAATGATTATGTCGAACTGATGTTTTCGGTGAGTGACCTAAGTGTTGAATTACTTTCTGTTGTCGCAACCCCACCAGTTCCAGCTATTCCGTCCATAATCCTGACAGTTTCAAACAATATCGGAGGTGTCTAATGACAGTTACAGTAAAAGTACTAATCCCTGCAAAACAAGCAGAAAACGCACAAACCACCCAATATACAGCCAGTAATGTCAAGGCGATTATTGACAAGTTCACGGTAACCAACACCAGTGCCAACAATGTGACTTTCAGTTGCAACTTGGTAACCACTGGCGGCACGGCAGGGGCATCAAACTTGATTATCGACACACGCACCATCGTGCCTGATGAAACCTACACCTGTCCTGAATTGGTGGGGCAAGCACTGGAGGCTGGTGGTTTTATTTCCACAATCGCAGGGGCGGGAACATCCCTGACCATCCGAGCATCAGGCCGAGAAATCAGTTAAGGAGAACAGCATGAAAGAATTTATGGTTATCCCGCGGGGCTTTAATGGTTTGCCGATGGATGAGGAGTTTTTGACCAATGCCCAAAACAAAAAGAACTATGCGGTTGCAGTAGCTGATTGGAACTATGGTCCTGAGATGCCCACCAATGAGGCTGGCGCAAACAAGGAGTTCTATGCAGGGCTGGCAGAGGCTATGCAGTGCGATGAAAAAGACGCACGGCGTAAGCATTGCTCAAACTGCGAGTATTACGACAACAGCTTTATGACCCAAGTGCGGATTGAGCGCATCCCAATGGCGGCTTATGACAAGGGCGCAGGATTCAGGGGTCACTGCGAAAAGCTGGACTTTATCTGTAACGATATGCGGGTTTGTCAGGCTTGGGAAGATGAAGAATATAAGGATTGACCTTTTGTCAATTTGTGCGAAAATTCAGTCGCTGAGTTCTGGCATCCAGCGGCCTGCCCTGTATAGGAGTTGTGCATGACCGATGGACTGCGAGAGAACCTGACCAAGGTTTTTATGCTTCCCCAACCAGCCGTTGAGTGGTTGGTAATGGTCTATGACGCAATTCAAGTCTTTGATGACGTAGCAGACGGCGACCCAGTAGCACGAGAAGACTTAAATGCGACCATTTGGAACACACTGGTGGGTATGCATCAGAACGCATTTTTTATCGGCAACAGCACCCATTTAACGCCCTTGCTGGCAACAATGATTCTCAAGTGGCAAGCCTCGGATACGGCAGAGCGCAATAAACAAGCGGATGCTAAGTCGTTCATGTGGCGAGCTGGGTATTACGATTTGATTTTGATGGCGGTCTCGCTGGTGCATGGAGCTGGTTTTGCTACCAAGCACGGTCATCATGTGATGGCTTTATATGGCGAAACGCTAGAAGATTATTTAAAGGAGTTCGGCGATGCCTGATCCAATTACAGCCCTAATCGTTGGCGGGAGCCAACTCATTGGCAGTTCACAGCAAGCAAAGGCTGCTGGACAGGCGGCTGATGTTCAATCGCGAGCGGCTGAAGCAGGCATTGAAGAACAGCGCAGGCAGTTTGATGCTTTACAAAGTCTTTTGAAGCCTTATGTTGATATTGGTGTGCCTGCAATGACTGAATATGCAGGATATGCTGAAGTAGGCCCAAAAGCGTTTGAACAACAGCAAGCATTGGCTGGCGTACTTGGCCCTGAAAGACAAAGAGAAGCGATTGCCCAAATTGAAAGCGGCGGTGGTTTCCAAGCATCGGTTCAAGCTGGCGAGGAGGCTTTATTGCAACGTGCATCAGCTACTGGGGGCTTGCGTGGTGGAAATATCCAAGGGGCATTGGCTCAGTTTCGTCCACAAATGTTGCAAGAGGAAATTGAGCGACAGTATGGAAGACTTGGCGGTTTTTCAGATATTGGGCGTGAAACACAAGCCAATCTTTTGAAAATTGGTCAAGCCGCCGCCGCTGGTGTTGGCGCACAAGGTGTTGAAACAGGGACGAATATTTCTAACTTGTTGGCTCAACAAGGTGCGGCACAGGCTGGTGGAACACTAGGAAAAGCAAAGGCTTATGGCCAACTCTTCAACTTGCCTGCTCAGATGCTTGGTTTCCAATATGGTGCTGGCGGTAAAGCAGGTGTGGGCTTTGGGTTTTAAGGGATAAAACATGGCAACCATAAACCCATTCATTCAACCCATTGACTATGCAACTGATGTGCAAAGTCCGTTTGAGGCGGCTTTGGGCGGTTTTAAACTCGGTTCAGATGTTGCAACCATGCAAGTCACACAACAAAAGCGTGAACTTGAACGTAAAGCACTAGAGAAAGCACAAGAAAAACAAACTGAATTAGAGAATCTTTTTAAAGACCCAA